TATTACTAAGCAAGCAACAACCAAAAGACCTTAGTATTAAACTTAACAATAAATGGACAGCTGTTAACCCTAGAGCATGGAAAACACGCAACGATATGAACGTAACCGTTGGTCTTGGTACGGGGTCTAAAGAGCAGGTCTTGGGCTTCCTGAATACGATACTTGAAAGACAAGTACAAGCTATTCAGTTTCAAGGTGGTGTAGACGGGCCGCTAGTGGGTATAGATAACATCCACGCAACTCTTAAAAAGATGGTCGAGGGTGCAGGGTTTAGAAACAGTGAGTTGTATTTCAAAGAACCCGACCCTGACCAGCAACAACAACCTCAAGAGGAACAGCCTGACCCTGAGCAACAGAAGATGCAAGCTGAAATGCAGATGAAGCAACAGCAAATACAAATGGACGCTGAGTTCAGGCGCGAAGAGATAGAGATTAAGAGACAAGTCGCAGCAGAAGGCGCCACACTAGAGCGTGAAAAGGCTGCGTTCGAAGCCCAACAGGCCGTAGATAAGCGCAATGATGAAAAAGAGCTTGTCTTGATGGATATGGCAATGAAGGAGCGGCTAGCAGAAAAACAACTGGCGGCGGATTGTCAACATAAGGCTCATAAAGTTAATATGGATGCCGATGTAAAGTTAAGCACCAACAGACCTGGCGGAGAGTTAGATAAATGATCGGAATTGACGAACTAAAGCGGCTTGTTACAAAGGCCGAGAGTGTCAAGCGGGAAGTGACCCATACAGGCACCGCATTTAAAACATTAAAAGAGGCTTATACGGCTGCATTGATTGCAACCAAGCCCCATCAAACAGATGACCGTGAGCGGCTATGGCAAGCCATTCAGATAGTTGGAAAGGTTGAAGCACATCTCCAACACCTCATTGACGAGGGTAAAATATCAGCAAAACAAATCGAGACTCTATCTAAAGAGTAGCCAACGTACAACATCATTTAAGGATTAGAAATGAGTGACGAAATCAGTATTGATGACGCCGCAGGATTACTTGCGGGCGCAGAAGACGCACAACCAGATTTAAAAGAACAGGCTAACGAGCTTTTAGCCGAGCCTGAAACAGATAACGAGGAGCCGGTGGACGCCGAAGAGCCTCAAGAAGAATTTGACGCCCCTGATGAAGACCAGCCCGTCACAGAAGAAGCAGAGGAAGACGACCCTGTAGAAATACAGCCCATCGAACCCCCTGCCTCTTGGACTGCCGCCGAAAAGGAAGCATTTCACACCCTGCCGCACGAACAGCAAGAAGTCCTTGCCAACCGTGAACGGGTGCGAACTGCCGATATTAGGCGCATCCAAAACGAAACCGCTGAACAAAAGAAGTTTCTCGAGCAAGAGAAAGCAGCATTAGAACAAGAACGCGAACAATACTTAAGCGCAATACCGCAGCCTACACCGCCGGAGGAATCCTTACTTGAGGATGACCCAATGGAGTATTTGCGGCAGCAACGGAAATATGACAACGACATGAACGCGCACAAAGAGGCGCAAGGTGAGTTGGCTAAAACCCATCAACAGAAACAGGAACAGGCCCGCCTTCAATACGATACGTGGCTACAGGGTGAGCAAGAGAAGCTTGCAGAAATGCTTCCAGAATATGTTGACGAGGCTAAAGGGCCGACCATTAAAAAGCAAGTCGCTGAATACGCCATGAAGAATGGATACACCGCAGATCAACTGTCTATGGCAGGGGCAAGCGATGTTAATCTTATCTACAAGGCTATGCAATATGACATGGGTAAGAAATCAGCCGCTAAGGCTAAAGTCGCCCCCGTTCCGAAGATGCAGAAACCTGGCACTAGTAAATCTAAGGCTGAGATTTCTACAAAAATGCGTGAAGAGCAAGTTCGTAAATTAGAAAAATCAGGCTCCATTGATGATGCCTTGGCACTCATGGGCCGCTAATTTAAGGATGCTATAATGGCACAACCAACAAGTACGTTTTCCGGTTATGACGCAATCGGAATCAAAGAAGACCTTGCGGACGTAATTTACCGCATTGACCCAACCGAAACGCCGTTCCAGTCTAATATTGGTACGTCGAAAGCAAGAGCCAAATATCACGAATGGCAAACTCAAGCACTAGCGAGCGCGGTAGCAACGAACGCCGTGATCGAGGGTGATGACGCTACTACCGACGCCGCGACTACTACCGTTCGCCTTGGTAATAGAACGCATATCTCTGACAAGGTAGCTCGCGTTACTGGCACACTTGAAGCCACTGACCGCGCTGGCCGTGATTCAGAAATGCGTTATCAAGTCCTTCTTAAAGGTCTTGAGCTTAAGCGTGATATTGAAACACAACTTTGCTCTAATAAAGCTTCTGTAGCTGGCTCTGATACGCTTGCTTCACAGTCAGGCGGCTTTAGTGCATGGCTTGAGAGTAACACAGACTTTGGTACTTCCGGTGCTGATGGTGGTTTCTCTTCTGGTGTTGTCGCTGCTCGTACAGACGGCGTGACCCGTAAGTTCACCCAGTCACAACTGGATGGCCTTATGGAAACCGTTTATACTTCCGGCGGTAATCCATCAATTATGATGCTACCCCCTGCGCTTAAAACTGGTTTCTCTGCATTTACAGGGATTGCCGATCTAAGGCGCGAAACGGGCGGTAAAGGTCAAGCCTCTATCGTGGGTGGTGCTGATTTGTATATCAGTAACTTCGGTACACTTACCGTTGTGCCTCAGCGCTTCATGAGAGCGACAGACGTTTATCTTATTGACCCTAAACACGTCAAAAAGTCTCTGTTGCGTCCTATGAAAAACTGGGAGCTTGCGAAAACAGGCGATACCGAAAGACGTCAAATTCTTGAAGAGTACACTCTTGAAGTTTGCAACGAAAAGGCTCATGGCCTAATCGCTGACGTTACTAAAACATCTTAATGAATCGGGGAGGGTTTCGGCTCTCCCCCTTTTACCTAAAGGGCATAGAATGAAACGCACATTATCGAAGAACCCTGTAACGGGAATGGAAGTGGTTTATCACGATGACGGCAGCAAAGTCGGCATTGAACACAAACAAGATATTTCCTCATTTTTAGATTTTAACCGCGCCGCACAGAACGAACATAGAAGCTACACGGAAAAGGGCATTGACCAGTATCATATAGCCCACATCCCTGCTCTTGTTGTTGTGCAGTTACGTGATGAGCTTGGCCTAGACGTGTTTAATCCAGACCATAGAGAAGACGTATTCAAGAAGGTTATTAACAATCCTGATTACGCATACCTTAGAACAACCACCGGAACAGTTTAATGGCAATAACCACATACGCCGAGCTTCAAACTGCTATCAGCACATGGACGGGCGACACCTTCACATCTGCTCAAGTTCAAGAGTTTATAGCCCTTGTTGAAGCAAGGCTTAACCGACTGCTTAGAACGCAAGAGATGGAAACGCGCGCCACGGCAACAGTAAGCGGTGAATACTTGATTTTACCTGATGACTTCCTGGAGCAGCGCTCTATTGAAATAGGAGGCGATCAAAGGCTTGAGTATGTCACACCGGCACAAATGTCTGAATACCAGACGGAAACGGGCGAGCCTAGATATTATACAGTTACAGACGGTCAATTTCGTTTTCAACCTGTTCCAGCGAATTCTTATAGTTTGGAAGTGGTTTATTATAAAAAGATACCCGCTCTAGCAGTGGGCAATACAACTAATTGGGTGTTAGATAATCACCCTGATTTATACTTAGCGTCCTGCTTAACAATGGCCGAGGTGTTCGGTTGGAATGATGGACGGGCGGCTGGCTTCAAGGCGGCGGGTGCTGAAATTATCGCAGAGATAGAAAGTCAAGAATTAAAACGCCGCGTGGGGTCTTCTCCTCTTAAAATGCGTACAGGCATACCGTATGAGCGTCTAGGGATTAATAGATGATAGAGTTTGGTGAATGGCTTCCCGACTTACCTGAGTTTGAGAACCCTGGCGCGACTATAGCGAACGGCGTTTATCCGGCCATTAAATCTTATCGACCTGTAGGGGCTTTGGCAGCCACTTCAAGCAATGCTTTAGATACAAGATGTTTGGGTGGCAAGTCTTTTAAGTCGGCGGAGGGTAATAGTGTTGCTGTTGCGGGCGACGCTGCTAAACTTTACAAGCTGAGTGGTTCGTTTAGTGACGTATCAAAGGCGGGCGGTTATGTTACAGGCGAGGAGCAGAGGTGGCAATTTGAGGCATTTGGCGAGAACTTACTAGCAACAAATAGCTACGATCCAATACAAACGTCGAGCATTGATAGTGTAGGGTCTTTTTCGGACTTAAGCGCAGACGCACCGACAACGAAATACTTTGCTGTTGTTCGTGATTTTCTGATGTGTTTCAATGTCGATGGATTAGGACAACGTGTTCGATGGTCGGGCATAAATAATATTGAGCAGTGGACGGTTGGCGAAAATCAATCAGACTACCAAGACTTACCTGACGGTGGGGCTATTACAGCGGGGTTTGGTGGTGAATATGGGCTTGTGTTTCAAGAAAATAAAATCACCCGCATTACTTACGTGGGAAGCCCTATTATATTTCAGTTTGACCCTATTGAGTTAAATCACGGATGTATTGAGCCTAACAGCGCGGTACAGTATGGAAGATTTGTTTTTTATCTATCAAATAACGGCTTTTATATGTGCGATGGCACACAGGCCACACCAATCGGCAACCAAAAAGTTGACAAAACCTTTTTCGCGGACGTTGATCAAACATATTTATATAATATGTCCACTGCTATTGACCCTGTGAATAAGTTGGTGTTTTGGGCTTATCCCGGTACTGGCAACACAGGTGGACTTCCCAATAAGATATTGGTCTATAATTGGTCAAATGGCCGTTGGTCGGACATAGACATGAATGTTAATTTGCTCGTTAGTCACTTAACAGAGGATATGTCACTTGAAGACCTAGACGCAATTAATATAAGCATTGACGCCCTTGGATTTAGTCTTGATTCACGTAGATGGAAAGGTGGCGCACTGAGTATCGCCGCATATGGAACAACACATTTCTTAAGCACCTTTACAGGAAGCAATATAGCGGCGACACTGGAAACCACAGAAGCGGAAATAAACGCAGGGACACGAACAAGGGTAAGATTTACACGACCTATTGTTGATGGAGCCTGTAGCATTCAGATAGGCCATAGGGCGACGATACAAGATTCTGTGACATGGGACACTGCAGCAACGGTTAACGCGCGTGGGCGGTGCGCTACGAGGGTTTATGATAGATATATGAGGGCAAGGCTTAATATAGCCAGTGCCGTTACATGGAATCACGCGCAAGGTGTTGATTTTGGGCAAGGGAATATATTCGGCGGTGGTGGTCAATGAGTGATTCAGGATTATTTCTTCCAACAGTGGCGCGGCCAGGTGATGCTGGCGTTCGTGAATGGATAAGACAGGCCGCGACTATCTGGAATGGGCGATTAAGCATTGTTTCTGGTGTGGCGAGTACAGCACAAGATAGCGCAGCAAGCGCACAATCTGCGGCAGAGGCGGCCCAAAGCACAGCGACAAGCGCGGTTGAACAGGTACCGGCAACAGGTGATTTTAGACTGATGGCGCTTGCCACTTATGATTCAGGATGGCTTGCTTGCGATGGATCAGACATATCGAGGGTGACTTATTCTGATTTGTTTGACAAAATCGGTGAGACTTATGGCGCGGGCAATGGATCTTCGACATTTACACTACCAACCATTAAAGCGTTCGTTTTAGAAAATGACACAGGCTTTTCACTAGACACTATGGAAAAAAGCACATGGACAATAGTAATCAAGACGTAAAGTTTGATGGCGTGCCCTCTGAATATTTAGAAGTAACTTGGGAAGGTGTGGAGCCGTATTTAACCCGCGCTCTTGCTAGGGGCGGACAATATAGAACTGTTGACATTCTTAAAAAGCTAATCATCAAAGAAATGCAACTTTGGATAGCCTATAAAGGCGAATACTCAAACCCTGACGTGCAAGCATTTTGCATTACTGAATTAAACATAACGCCATTACAAAAAGAGTGTCTTATTGTGTGGTGTAGCGGCAAAGAGCGCGATAATTGGCACGACTATATTAAAGAAATCGAAAAATGGGCAAAAACCCGAGGATGTGACGTTATGAAGGTTATGACTAGACCCGGCTGGGAACGAGTACATAAGACCTATAAGAAAACTCACTCACTACTTGAAAAGGCAATATAATGGGCAGTAAAACTTCCACCACAACAGAAAATAGCGACCCTTGGGGGCCGTCACAAGGCTATATGAAGCAAGTTATGGCTGAGGGGCGAGGCTTATGGAATAAAGGCACTCCAATGGTTGCGCCCGAGAATCCCTATCTTCAAAAGGGTTATCAAAGCACATTACAAGCAGCTGATAAGTTTAACCCATCATTAACGCAAGCGGGCATGGGGCAAATGCAAGACACTATCAGCGGCGATTATATGGACGGCAACCCCTATCTTGATAGTATGTATGGACGGGCGGCGGATAAGGTCAATGAAGGTGTGTCAAGCATGTTTTCCGGTGCTGGTCGGTACGGTTCAGGCGCACATCAAGACGTCATGGGGCAAAGTCTTGGAGATTTGGCCTCTAATATGTATGGCACCGCTTACCAGACCGAACGACAAAATCAATTGAACGCAGCACAAGCCGCACCGGGCATGGATAACGCCTATCAGGGCATGTTGTTTAATAACGCCAATGCGATTACGGGGGTAGGACAGCAAATGCAAGACCACGACCAACAGCGGCAACTAGACGACTATAACAGGCTTGATTATTACTCAGGTATTATTAATGGGTACGGCGGCCTTGGCGGCACAAGATCACAGACTAATCCAGGCCCGTCGAAAGCGGGTGGTGTATTAGGCGGTGCGGCTTCTGGCGCTGCTGCTGGTAGCGCGTTTGGCCCTTGGGGAACAGCAGCCGGTGCAGCTCTTGGCGGAATAGGAGGACTTTTCTAATGAACGGATTAATGCAAGGTAACTTACCATATATGTTATATAACCAATTTCAACAACAGCCTCAACTCGATGCTGCACTACAAGAAATGCAATATTACCAGCCCCAACAACAACGTGCGCAACTCGGTGCTGCGGCTACGCCTCAAGAGCAACAGCGGCTGGGTGGACAAGGTATGCCTAAGCTCAATCAGGGATTAATCCAAATGCTAATGCAAAACGGACAAATGCCCGGTGGATTATTAGGGCTTCTTGGTAAGGGCGGCCTTGGCGGGGCTATGAATCAAGCACCACAGCAGGGCTTTGGTGGAATGGGCGGACTATTAGGAGGGCTTATGTAATGGTGGGATTACCGGGTTCAAACCCTTACGGCACACAGCCGAAAAAGGGGCTTCTTGGCTTTAATGATCATATGGCTGGCTTATCTACAAACCCGCTGTTTAATTTCGGCATGGGTATGTTAGGCTCACAAAGCCCTCACCTTAGCAACGCATTAGCGGCTGGTGGTCAGCAAATGCAGCAAGGCTCTATGTTGAAGTCTAAAATGACAGATCAAGCGGCCAACCGCAAATACCGAGAAGAGATGTTAAATCTTGCTCGTGATAAGGCGCGGGCGGGAAGCAATGCTTCCACCAATGCTATCAGAAACGCTCAGTTTATGTTTCCTAATGACCCTATAAAGCAACGCGAGTATATTGAAGGCGTTAATCAAAGTGTTATTCCTGCCGATGTACAGAAATATAATTTCTTAAAAGGGCTACCCCCTACAGAACAAGATGAGTTTATGAAGATGCTGAGGGCGTCTAAAATAACAGACCTTGGTGGCGGAAAATCTCTAGTAGACCCAACAGGACAAGTAACGCCGTTAAGTACTTTAGACGAAGAAGCGGCGGCAAAAGAGGCTCTTGCCGCCGCATCCACAAGAGGACAGGAAAAATCTAAGCTTAGTGTTGAGGCTCAGGCCGATTTGCCACAAGCAGAAATAAAAGCGTCTGAGGCTATAAAGTTAATGGACGATGTTTTGGCGCATCCGGGCCTAGGTGCTGTTGTTGGTGTTCCCAATCCTCTAGAGGGGGGCTTCGGTTCTTTGGGGAATATTCCAGGCTCAAGTGCGGCAGACTTCCAAACATATCTTGATCAAATAGGTGGGCAAGTGTTCTTAGAGGCATATCAAGGATTAAAGGGTGGCGGTCAAATTACAGAAGTCGAGGGCGATCAAGCGAAGAAAGCTCTTGCGCGTATGGGTACAGCTCAATCAGAGGAATCATTCAAGGCAGCAGTAGAAGAATACAAAGGTATTATCATGCGCGGCCTTGATAGAGCAAGAACTAAAGCGGGAGTAGACCAACAGCCGCCCACGCAACCTTCCCCTTCAATAGACCCAGACGAGGGGAAAATTGCGCGAAATCAACTAACCGGCGAAACAATGATTAAAAGGAACGGAAAATGGGTCAAACAGTAGACGAATTACCGCCCGGTTTTATTGTAGAGCCTGACTTACCGCCGGGCTTTATTATTGAAGATGCGCCAGAACAGGGCGTCCTATCAAGGGCTGCGGGGAATATACCGTCAAGCGCATTGAAATATGCCAAAGATGTGACGCAAATTATCCGCCACCCTATAGACACAGCAAAGTCCTTTTATGATTTAGCCTTGGGAACGATGAGCGCTATGAATCCGCTTGGTGATGTTGGCGATGTTTTTCCCGCCTTTAAGAGTAAAGAAGAGGCAGCGAGGGGCGCGGCTAAACATTACAAAGATAGGTACGGTTCTGTAGACGCCGCAAAAGAGGCCTTTGCTACCGACCCTGTAGGCGTGATGGCTGATGCTTCACTCTTCTTCACAGGTGGGGCGGGTGTTATACCCTCAGCAGGTAAGGTTGGGAAGGCGAGTAGAATTGCTCAAAAAGCTGGCGACATAGCTATTAAAGCCGGTCAATATTTAGATCCGATGAAAACAGCGGGTGCCGCATTAAGAGGGGGCAAGAGATTGGCGGGTAAGGGGCTTCAAGCACATCTTGGTTTGACTACTGGCGCGGGTTCAACGCCCATTCGCAAGGCTTATGAGGCTGGACGGGCTGGCGGTGCCATACAAGACGATTTAACCCAGTTCATGCGTCACGGCGCTGATGATATGCTCCCTATGACTAGGGCGAGAGATGCATTAACCGACTTAAACCAACAAAAAGGCGCGGCCTATCGTGCGGGAATGAAAAAGGTTGGCGCAACAGGTGGGAATATTGACTTTGCTAAAATCGACAAGATTTACAGCGAGCTTCTTGACCAATACACAAAAGTGGGCGCAGACGGTGAATTGATATTTAAGGGCGGCAATAAAATGAAAGCAAAGTTTGCTGACATCAACGGTGCTTTAGATCAATTCAGACGTGCGCCAGAATTAAGAACCGCTGCTGATATAGATTGGCTTAAGGGTTCAATCGCTGATATGTATGAGCCAGGCCCGCTGGGTGTGCCTGTGACACGGCTTTCAAAAACAATTAGATCAGAAATCATTAAAGAGGTTCCTGAATATGCGAAAGTAATGAAAGACTATGAGTTACGAGCCTCAAAAATCAAAGGCATTGAACAAGAGCTTAGCTTGGGCAGAAAGGCAAATCCGGCAACCACTCTTAGAAAGCTACAGGGTGGGGTTAGGGACAATGTAAATACTAGTTATGGCGCAAGAACTGCCATGATAGACGATTTAGACCCCGGACTTATGACTGCGCTATCCGGCCAGGCTCTGAATAGCTGGACTCCTAGAGGGCTACAAGGTGCTGTTTATGGTGCTGGTACTGGCTCAATAGCTGCAGGACTAACTAGCCCAACCACAGCTATTCCAGCGATTGGCATGATGTCGCCCCGCTTAATGGGCGAGGGTGCTTTGTTGGCTGGGCAAACAGGACGATACGGCTCAAAACTTGCCCCAGCAGCATCATTTGCGGGTAAGGCAGGAAGATATTCAAGACCGCTTATAGCGGGGCAGGACGCACTAGAC